TGTTCACTTGATATTAAGTGAACCTTTTTATCAGGGGCTTTAACAAACGAACACAATGGTGCGGCTGTGTAATTGTTGGCGGGAATAAGGAACCACTCGCGTCCCTCATCAGTCTCCCCGAAGATACCCTCACCATAAACTGATGATGCTACCATTATAGCGTTGTTGAACTCGATTAATCTCTCACGTTCGTACTCTGTAAATTTCTCAGAGTGATTCTGTAAGTCAGGGAATGGGATAACGTTATGCATTCAATCTCCTTTCAGCCATATAACGCCTCAAACATATGCGGGTCATAGTGTCTGAGCAAAGTCTTGGCGAACTCCTGTCTTGGTACTTCAAGTACCTTGGCCCATAGCTCCATCGACTCAGGTGGTACACGTGCCGCACCTGATTCAACTTGCGATATGAACGTGTAGTAATCGAAGTTAAGTTTCATAGCTAACTCACGCTGAGTTAGCTCCATGTTCTCCCTTAGTCTCCTAACATAGAGACCAGCTTCTTTTCTCCTAGCAGCGGCAGCTTCTCCTTGCTGCTTATACTTTGTGTTTGCCATAGAGTTTCTCTCCTTTCCAAACTGTCTGGCATGTGTACATAGTTTTTATTGTTATACAAGCACTAAATATCATACTACTGTACATTGGTCAACATAAGCATGACTAAAAGTCATCATCCAGTAGTCTCGATATGATAAATAGCGGAGGTAGGATCACGAAGAATATCAACGTGATGACATCGAGTATCTCCATACGTTCTCCTATAGTTATCGTGTGTCTAACTTGTGTTTGTTATTCTTATTATAACTAATCTTTTGTTAGACATATGTTATCTACAATAGGGGGAATCAAATGCATGAACCATGAACGACACTTGATTCCCCCTTTTAGACGACACCTTTGAAGGTATCGAACTGACTTGGTTTGTCTTCTTTTCGATTGCGTCTCCAGTACCTCAACATTGTGTCTTTAATAAGACACCATTTCTTCATCGATAAGCGTACCTTGTGTGAACATGAGCGTGATCTCAGGTACACCCATTTTCTACCGATTGTGACTGAACATAGTCTCCAGCCACAACCAATAGCTGGAACCTCGTTGCCAAGGTACAACCAGTGGTTTGTCGTCTTCACTCGCCGTACCTCTCAGCCATTTTCTCGTCAGGCCCAACGAGTTCGTGTGTCTGAATGTGTCTCCACTCCCAACCACAAGCAGCGCAGTACTTGATGTCTGTCCTGTCAATTGAGTACAGGTATTCCATCAAGCCTCCGCATGAGGGGCATGTGCTATACTTATTCATGCCCATGATCCGATAGGCCCGTGGTTTAATCCAATAGTCCAATCGGTGCCATGTTCCTGATTGTATTCCGCTAGGCTTTGTTGTTCTGGTGCTAGGAAGAATAGGTTAGCCTCGTTATCTCTCCAGTTACCTTCATAAGTAAACGAAACACCATCAACGAAGCCTCGACGTTCATGTTCATTATCAAAGTAAAAGTATTCGGCATATTCCCAGTTGGGATTGATGATTATTAATTCACATTTGTTTTTCATCAGTGGTTCTCCGTTGTGGTTTTGGTGTAGTCTCTAGTCAATAGGAAGCCAGTACTCCTCGTCGTTGTAGTATTGCTTGATGCTTTCAATCTTGTGTAGCATCGTGAGTAGGTCACGATAGTCAGACAATGTAAAAGGCATCCACATGTCACCGTCGCACTCATAGAGTGTCGTTCGTAACGCACTTGCCTTAGTACCCATCTCATTGAAGAGATTTTTGACATCTCCGTAGACAGGTATGCGTTTCTTAGTCTTGTGATCGTAGTTACAATCAACGATCATTTCGTGACCGAGTGTCGAAAGTTTAGCGTCGAGTTGTGCGCTGGTCTTCGGTTGCTTTGTTCCGGTTTTGATTGGAAACTTTTTAGTCATAGCGTGTGGTTCTCCGTTGTGTCGTTGAAGTATTCTTATAGATTCCAGCAGCCAACAGCCTTCGCGCCTTCACGAATGTATTCTTTGGCCTCTTGTCTGCTAACTCGCCTATGATCTCTCGCGCCAAAGCCTATACCCTTGTCGTATAGAGCTTCACATATTGTATCTATCGGTGTGGACTTTGCTCTGATCAGCGAGGCGTTATCGTACCACGCCAGCACCTCATCTGCGTATCTCAGAAAATCCATACGATCATCGAAGGCAGTAATATGTTTAATGCCTCTGCCATGCTCATTCGTTGCTATGTAGATCATGCTTCGGTTCTCCGTTGTGTCGTTGCGTTATGTTTACGCCTTGAAATCGTAACGTATCTTGGGATCGTCCAAGGCATCCGCATCCCATGATTCATAGGCTGCTATCATGCGCGGCCTGTTGATCTCTTCATCCACTGGTTTGACCATGATGTTATGACCATTCCAGATTCCGTATTCCCAATCGGGTTTTACTTGTGGTGTACGCATAGTGGTTCTCCGTTGTGTGAATTATGTTCTGGTGAGAGGACACGATTTCAAACCCGAGTTCGGTACTCACGCACCTCTCTAACGGCCCCAGTAGCCGACACTTAACAATGTGAGTCCTTTGTTTGTGAGTGCTACCTCACTTCTCATCATCGCAGTGGGTCTGCTGACTAGTCCCTGCTACAGGACACGTCTTTCACAGCATCCCCATGTCACAGAGGATGCTGAATTCTTCATGCGTTAGGTCACGTGCTTTGAGACGCACAGTGTTGCCTACGATCCCGCATATCTCATGCGTACCTGATGAGATCTTTTCGATGTCATCTTTGGTAAGTATGAAACTTGTCTTGCTGTATGAGTCTGGCAATTTGTTAGCCATGTTAGTGGTTCTCCGTTGTGATTCTACTGTACTTAATGGTCAAGCGGATTTCTTATCGTATCTTTTAGGATACGCTATGTTGCTGACCTCTGGGTTCCAACACGCACGACACGGGCCGCAATTGTATGACCCTGTCTCTTCTTTAACTTTATGAGCTACACATTGATAGCCTGTATTGCTTGGACTATCATCATGCGTAAACGTGGTGGATGTAGTGCAACCTTTTGGCACCTTGATAGGACGTGTGTCATCCTTGGGTGTCGATAGTCGCAGTGCTACATTCTTTGGTAACGTGCGCGTCTTTAGAATATTACGCCACATTACATATTCTTTTGATGGTAACCAATGCTGACACCACTGTGTGGCTTCGATAATATCTAATATATCGTTGCCCATTTTCTCCGACTGGATGTCACCAGAGTCGAACCATCTGAATCGATCTTCCATGCCGAGCATGGCCGTCATACGTGGTACGAAATCTTTTGATTCCATGAACGCTAGACGCTCTGCCATTGCCTTCTTAACTGATGGCATATGGTAAAAGCCACGTCGTGCGTAACACTTATGACATACTGTCCCTTCGATCTCTGCCAGCTTACTTCCGTTCTTACATAGGAATGCGCTGATCGAGATTGACTTGCTTGGCATCTTCGATGTTTGGCTGAGTGTAACCATTGTCTCTACTCTCCGTTAGCTAGTGGTTCTCCGTTATGTTTCCACTGTACACCAGAGTTAAAAAAATAGCTACAATTAATAGCCTCGTTCTTCTTTAAGCCAACATTTGGGACAGATTGCCCCAAGATATCGATGTAACACTGTGGCCTTGTGTTTACCACAAGTGCATGTGTCTAGGTGTTGGTATTTAACCATTACTTCACGCCAGCGATTAAGCCGTCCTTCATTGTCACGTTGGCAAAAAACTCGCGTCCTTTACCTGTGATATGTGGGCGATTAGCTCCGGTCAGCGTACCATTGGGCCGATACTCTGGACCGAACACGCTGGTCTCGATGAAGCGCAAGGGTTTGCCTACGTTTTCCTTGAGTGCCTTCTTGCTGGGATAGTTGAATATAATCATTCTACCACCCCCGATTAGTCGCGAAAGAATAGCACGACACAGGGCTTTCGTATAAACCCCAGCGTTTGGTGCTATTCTTATTCTTATCGAAGTAGATTGTTCTAGTGCCGTCCTCAACAACAATAAACTTATCAGTGTATCGGATAGCACGTGGTTTATCTTCGACAGTGTCACGGATGATAGAGGCATACTGCCATATATCGTTGAACCGTAAACCCACGGCCCGTAACACAGTGACCAAGAATAGTTTAGTCTCAAGATAGTTTATCATGGTTCATGTTTCCTTGTGTCTTACTGGTGTACAGTGAAAACACAACGGGAGAACCTTGCACGGATCACCAGTTTTCAATTCATCCCCCAGCATATCATGGTATCGATAGGGCACGGTGACTGTCCGTATAGGCTCCTCGGTTTATTCCATCCCGAGACTGGCTCTTGCGCTCCACGCTCCACGTGGTGGTAACTATTCCTCTCGCAATTGGCCGACAGTAACTAACTGCCATTGTTACGCCTACGTGTGGCAACCATGCTCGAGGATAGGGCAAGCCGTCCTAATCTAGATATGTTCCTTTTTCGCTGTATAGCGGCTGGTGCGCTAGATCGCTCCGCTTGTGTGATATGGTGTCTGGTGTCAAAAAATCTCCTAAGTGAATCAGTAAAAAAACATTAGCAAACTACTGTACCCACGTCCACAAAAAAATGCACAAAATGAAAAAAAAATGCAGGGATGTAGAAGTGTGAATCCTAAAGATTCTGACTCCGATTCGAGTCCTATTCCATGAGCAACTAACAGTTAATCCGCGAGCTAGGCAAGGAAAGCGCGAGCTAGGGGTATCGTGTGTCGTCAACGTGTCTCAATCGCCACGGCCGGTAATGCGAATGAGTCGCAATCGCAAAGGGGCACGGGGGAAAAATTCGCCGCCGCTTCGGCGCGAAGGCGTTCACGAATCGCTGGGGGTAAACATAGTGAAAAACTAACCGTCTACCACTGTTCTCTCCAAGATGCCCACCAGAAGCAATACAAGCGCCACAGAGTTGATTACCAGTAAAGCCCTATCATTCCACCTATAGGCCACTAAGGCCCACCCAGCGGCCCCAGAAGCCGTCAGAATCAAATCTAAGAGGGGATACACCCCGGCAGAACGGAGTGCTATCCCGATAAGTAGTACAAACGTAGACAACCATTTGATCCCCCATAGGAACCCATAGTTGACTATGGTCTTCTTGTTACTTTTTCTTCTTCGGTTTCTTCTTAATCGCCTTAGTCGTCTTGTAGCCAGAACCTTTAGGCATCTCATTACCTCCATTGATAGATTTCTGTATCCGCTCTTCTTGATTTAAACCGCATAGAGATGCCGTTCTTAGCCGTCTCCATGAAGTCCTCTAGCATTTCCATAGTTTCCTGTTCGCTTATCTCCTTGGCAGCTTGGTTCATGTCCATCTCTAGGACTCTCTGGAAGTAACTTACCGCTCCAGCCAAGGCATCTACCCTGTCGTCATGCTTGAGAGACCCACGTTCTCTTGTGATATGTGTCATTTGGTAGATCAAAGTCTGATCACGAGCTACGGATTCATCGATAACAAGCCTGTGTGTAGCCATAACAGGCTCCAGAGTGTCGATAATACGCTCTTCCTTACGACCTTTGGCCCACTCAGCTTCCTCTACAGTGCAACCTTGGGGCCACACACGGCCTAACACAGGTTGGAACCCACTGATCCATACACCGGGAGCGAAGTTTGGCTCTATAGAGATCAGAGATACGTCATAATGCTTCGCATCTCTGGCTATCTTCATGTACGCCTCGTTGATATCGCCGTTATGCCCACCAACCTTGCAGACATACAGGACACCATTGAGTGTCTTTACGATAGCCCACGCTGTTTCGTCAGCACCTCTCCCTGCTGGGTCAACAAACAGTATAGATCCTGTGTAATCCCGCCATTCTCCATCCGAGAATAACGGACCAAGGAAGAAATCCCCAGTAAACCCTACGTTGGGTATATCGTTACGTACATTCTTCTTGTCTGTGTCCTGACCCCATTGGATCGTGACGGGAGCTTTAGTAGCATTCACGCCCATCACCATGAGATCGTTCTGCTTCAAGGGATATCTATCCGCATCACTCAGTGTGGTGTCTAACATATACTGTAGACCAAAGAATGCCTTACCCTTGGCCTCTCGATTGATCAGATCGTCCTCACCAAAACGTGCTGGATCAACAGGTTTACCTGAGAGGGCAGGGTCTTTCTCTATGTTTGTCTTAATGAAGTCAGCAAGGATATTCACCAAGAGACCATCGTCCCTCTGGAGATCGTAGACGTTGAACTTATCAACGGAGGGATATCTAGCTGGTACACAATAAGACGTATAACTACGTTCTCTCACCAGTCTGTTGTAAATACTCTCCTCAGTTTGAGGTGTACCTAAGAACAGGACATCTGCTGCTGGTCTTACAAGCTGATCTTCTTCGTAGTGAGCGGGAACCTTAATAGCCTCGAACTCACTGACGGCTCTCATAAGAGTTTGTCGAGCTTGTTCCGTCCTCGCGTTATTTTCAATTTCGCAGTCGTCGGCAATGATCCTCGTTGCCCTTGATCCTGTGATTTGTCCTGTGATCCCCGCCGCCTTGAGGGATGGCGATTGCGAGAGTGACGCTTGCCTAACGTCAAACCTGTCGAATGAATTTCTTTGATCATCTGTTGGCCTCAAATGTTTAAGTAAGTCACATGTCATCAAGATGCCCTTGGCCTGTGCAACGAACTCCTTTGCTTTCACAGAGCTTGCAGACACCACCAGTATCTTCTCGTTGATTGGGTCACGGTATAAACACCAGAGGCAATATGCCGCCGCTATGTATGACTTACCGATACCCCTAAAGGCTCGAACAACATCTGCCCTTCCAACCTTTGGGTCATAACAATCTGGATCACCGTGTTGCATAAACTCGGCAATCTTGTATTGAGCATTGGTAGGTTCTGGTAGATTCAGATGCTGCCAGATTAGGAACAGGAAGTTACGAAAGTCATTCGCAACTTTATCGTTAATGAGGACTCTCCTCGTCAAACGGAAGTTGATCTAAAAACTCAGCAAGGACACCACTTCCGCTTCCTGACAAAGGAATGTCTTCCTCTGGTGGGAAATCTTTAAGATAACCCTTTGCCACATTAAGCACAGCAGCAGGGGTCTCAGTGCCTTGTTCTTTTATAATACTAAGAAGAGTATCAACGAGAGCGTCTCTGAGGGTATCGGATTTATCACTCATCAGGATCACCTACAGGTGCTGTTTTACCGCAATCACAAGTCTCAGGATCACAGGGGCAATCTACCTTGCCGCACTTAGGGCATACTTGTTTATCGCTCATGTTAGAAATAGCTCCTTCTCTTTCTTACGTCTTCTGACTAAACCTCGTAATGTTCGTCCCCCCGCTTTTTTCCATTTATCAAACTCATCCGCTGCATCTTCATATTGTCCACGGTTCAGCTTCATTCTTAGAGTAGATCTCTGAAGGTTTCCTGTGCCTACGTTGTACGCAAAGCTACCAAGCGCAGAGAACATATTCTCTGTTAACTCCGCTGTGATAAGTCGTCTAATTGCTTTCTCAACGTGCGACACTTCTCGTCGGAGTAATACTGTGCCGTACTCCTTATCAATATCACTTTGTTTAGAGGTGATAGGATTGCCTTTATGATCCCAAGTAGAACCCCATCCGATTGTCCAGCGTCCAGCACTGCACTGGTATACGGAGGATGACCACCCCTCGAATGTTTTAATGATATCCATACCAGCTTCATTCATAGTGCCATCCCACTCAGGCTTCTTGTGGGTGGCTAAAAGAACGTCGTGAATACTCATTTTCTATTGAAGGTTCTTTGCCCGTACCAGAAACAAACCACGGCGCTCCAGACACCTTGTGTCGGTTCATTCCAGACCATTGCGTACATATCGTTGTCGATATATCCAAAGGCTAGTAAAAGAGATAGGAGAACAAACTCAAAGAACAACAGGTATGTCATTATCGGTCTAACTGACGACGATAAGTTAATTACCCACTGACTACCTTTCTTAGTAATCTGTGCGTGTTCTTTATGTAGTGCTTTAGTTTCCTCAATGTCAGCAGTGATGTTCATCATCTGCATCTTTTGATTTCCCAGTTGAAGTTGCATCTCCAACTGTTTGTCCATCATTTGAAGTTCGTGTGCTTGGTCTCTTTTCTCCTCGAAATACCCAAGTATCTTAGGGAGAAACGAACTACCAAAACCAAGTATGGATGAGAATAATGTTAACATCACACACCTACCTTGCGCGGCGGTTCATCAAATTTAATACCCATACAAGTTGCTGCCCAATCGACAAATTCTTTTTCTTTTTTTCTTGCTTCGTATTTTTCAAAGACTACGGGTTGGGGTGGGCAAACAAGGGGGTGTTGGCTGACTTCAGTTTTAATAGATCCGTCGTTCATCAATAAAAATACGACTAACATAGTTTTAACCATTGTATTTCCTTATGGGTGTTTCCCGTTGTGCATATGTCGGAGTGTCGATACTTCGGAAGTAATCGAGTCCAAGGATGCTCTTATTGAAGCGAGTTCTCTATGTTGTGCCGCTAGTTTTTCTGGAGATAAGATGTTTCCCAAAACAGATATTTGATGGGTAAACACAGCAGTTGACGATTCTGCCTGATCTAATCGTGAATTAAGACCATCCAGTTCTTTTCGTATATTTAAGAGGTCTTCTAGTACTCGTTGCATTTGCTGCCTCACCATGCCCCATGTGGTAGCAAGACCAGCAAGGACAACTCCTACTGTCATTAATTCCTTTGGGCCAAGCTCCATTATGCGCTCCCACCTCTTTCAGCAGCCCATATAAGGAAGTATATCATACCGAGAAGAGCGGAAATGATGACCAAGGCTTTCCCCCCTTCTATAAGAATTTTATGAATTAGTTTATCAAGTTGGTCTTTCTTTTCTTTTCTTTGTTTCTTTTGAATTTCTTCTCGTTCAGCCTTGGCTTTTAATCTTTTAGTCCGTTCATTTTGGATAGCATCCCAAGTGCCTTGCCCCCATTTACGATCTATCTCTCTTGCTAACCCTTGACGATTTAATTCATTTTGTTTCTCCGCAAGCACGTCTGCTGCGACAGAGGAAATAGATGTTTCATCAGCATAGGCATCAACATCTTCACCAGTTCTTCTTCGGACAATCTGTTGATTTCTACTTTTAGGTTTTTGTTGAGAAGGGTTCTTTTTGTTTTTCTCATGTTCGTCTTCATCTGCCCACAGTTTTTGTAAGGCTCCCCCAATTTCTTTTACATCTGAAGCAGCACCTACGGCTGCTTTCACAGCGGCAATCGAAGCACCAATTGTAATGGGGTCCATTAGAATTTACTCCAACTACGATGCCATAGCCATACATGGAGTCTTCCAATCTGTTTTGAAAAGTAGAGAACAGGACGTGACCTCCAAAAGTCAGAGTGACGACGAGTGTCTCCGAATTTCATTTTGCTCTGTTGTTTAATGGAAATGGCGTCCCAATGCTAATTCCGCAAGTGGTTTGCCCGTCTGTCTGATGCCATGCTCCCAAATTAAGACTGCCTCTAACTTTAAATCCAGTGCCTAACGTATCTGCGCCATCTTCTGTAATTTCATTTGTGCTAATGTTGTGAATTCTTGTAGATTTAGTCCAAGGGTTGTATGGGTTGTGTGTGCCAAACCATGCCATGTACTGACCATACCCACCTGACATATCCCCCCACAACATCCACTCTGGCTTGTTATTGGTATGAACATATGCGCTATCTGTACCGCTAACATTTTTATAACTGTAAAGTGCAACAAGATCGTTTTCTGCGAATACAATGTATCGGTACGTCCCAGTAGGAGCCGCGCTTTTAACGATGGCGTTTGAGCTAGTTACGTCTGCATAAAATTTAGAGCTTTGCTGGCCTTCAGAACCACCTTGTGCAAGCCGCATATTATTGCTTGCTGTCATTGCTGGATGAAACCAGAACCATCCATCATGGCTCGATGTAGCCTCAGAACTTATAAGAATAGAAAAACGACTTGTTGGACTGGTTAAACCATGTGCGCCAGTGCTGTCACCACCGCCGTTAGTATGTGAAATTGTTCCAGTAGCAATTCCTGTCGATGCACCAGTTGCTATTGCACAGCCTGTCCAATTGTTTGATCCAGATAAAGTTGGAAATGAATTTTTTCCAAGAACGCCATCATCACAAAAAGGAATATAATTTGATGAATCATCGCTGGCGTAAAAAATTCGTTGCTCACTCGCATCACGATTATAAAGGATACTAATCCAGTTGCTAAAACTGTGCGCTGACTCAGTCGTAGATTTAATATTTGCTTCCGTTGCATTTGTCGTAACGATTGCGTCAGCCAAAGCGCCAGTGTAGCCAGATGTTAAGTTAGCAGTATGAAGTGTCTTATAACTTGTGTCAGTCGGCGTATATCCATTTTGACCAAAGTCGAGAGTGACGTTCGACCACTCCAGAAATATCACAAAGACCGGATTGTCTGCACTGATGTTCGTAATGGTTGAACCAATCTGCGAACCGTTGGTGTAAACTTTGATTGTGTTGGCATCCACATCAACCAAGATCTCTGCGTAGCCGCCCGCACTTAATTTGGTATGTCCTGATGAAACTGACGAACCGCTATCATAAATTTCAATGTCAGAAGCATCTTGGTATAGACCATCAAATGTAGAATCTTGAAATGGTCCACTTGGAGTTCCCGGGTATGTCCCGTGCTGTCCAACTCCAAATGCTAACCACGTTCCATAATTATAGGTCATTTTTGCAGCCCATTTACCGCTGCTTGGGATAGGAATCGTTGCTACTGCATGTCGCGCATTTCCGCTGCCTGTGTTTGTGCTGTTAGCAGTTAAATTTCCATTAGATAGATCGGCTGAAACAAAACCTGAGACATTATAAATAGGATTAAGTGTGGAGTAGTTTCCAATATTATTATCAGCATCATCAGTGCAGGTGTCGGTGACTTGCTGCGCTGCCGTCATGCTGTTGTCGGTGAAGTGATTTCCGTTGCCAGATACGTCAGTTCCAGCGCCGTTTCCTGTGCCGGGGGCTACTTTAAAATCGAGGTAAAATCCGTTAGTTCCAAAGGTTAATCCAGATGGATCAACTGGAACCCACACTTGGTTTGAATCAAACTCACCTACATCAGTTGGACTAAGTGCTACCTCTGCCAAAATTACTTCAGCCAAATACCCAGCAAATGGGTGATTTGCCGAATATGACAGTCTGCCAATTCGGTGCGCTACGTTATTATTAACGCTGCCATCGACGCCTGATCCTTGATAGGAGGGGCTTCCACTGTAAGACTGTTGCACACCATTGACGTATAATTTTGCTCGATTTGCAGCAGTGCCTTGCGTTGAGTCGCGAACAAAAAGTACGTGCATCCATGCAGTCGGATCACGATATGATCCGGCGCTTTTAACGTCCAAACTTGTGCTACTGCTGATATCATCAAAGATGCTTAGTGTGCTATCATTGTCCGACGATGCAAACCCAATACCAAATCGATTTGCAGATGAAGCTCCTGCCGTGAATATCTGTTGTTGCGTAAATGTCGACCGTTTTACCCAACAACTAAATGACCAAGTATCTCGATTTGACGCACTGCTTGGAGTTCGTTCAAGGTAGTCAGAAGAGCCATCAAACCAGACAGCGTTTTCGATGGTGTACCCACTGACCCCCGTCGGGATCAACGCTGGAAAGATGATGGACGCGACCATTAACTGACCGCCAAGCTATTCGTCACCACCACGCTTGTTCCGTCAAAGGAATAATAACTTATTAAATAGTTCCCTGCTGCTGATACAGTAGCCAAAAAGTTTTCATCGCATTTAACTTCGGAACCTTTTGTAATGGCGTGGCCGCTTCCATTTACCAAATAAATCAAACCGCCCTGACCCGCTGTCTCATTTGTAAACTCAATTACGTCAGCGCCAGATGGCGTCCAGTTAAAGTTGTTACCGGCGTTCATATCGAAGCTGCCATCGCTGTCTGTCACTGGCGTTGAGCGTTGTGATCCTGTCCATGATTGATCGTTAGTAAGGTCAATCGTAATTACTGACCCTGTCTTAGTAATACCACTACCTGCCGTAATCTGACTTAACAGAGTGCCAACCCAGTTATCAGGTGAGTTATCGTCAGCAACAAAAATGATGTTTGAATCAACGTCAGTTAGAGTGATGTTACTTGCAGAACCATTTAATGTATCCGAGCCAGTTCTTTGGAAGATCAAACTGTTTGATGCACTCGTTTTCTGAAACGCAAACTTTGTACCTTCACTAGTGCCAATTGCTGGCAGCGTCACAGTGATATTGTTAGATGACGTATCACAAAGATAATATGTGCCATCTGCACTTAATGCTGGTGATAGAGTAGCAGCCGACTGGTTTACAATTGTAGAATATATCTGTCCACTAGCGGCAGCAGTTGCGCTACTGGCGGCAGCGGTGGCAGATGCAGCGGCTTTCGCCGCATGGTGTAATGCCGAATAGCTGGACCCTGTGACCGCACTGTCTTCAGCAAGAACAGCCCAATCTTTAGCAGAGCCATCAGCTACTGTTGTTCCTAAAGCCCATTCCTTTGCTGAATAGTTTGTCCCATCAACAGTACCCCCAGTGGTCTGCGCCCAATCTTTAGCAGAACCACCAAGTGTAGAACCTGTCATCGAAGCCCCTTGCGCCCAGTTCTTGGCGCTTCGATCATTGGTGCTTGCACCGTTAACTTGATCTGTATCTTGCGCCCAACTCTTCGCGGATCCCCCAGTGGAACTCTGAGTACCTTGAGCATATTCTTTAGCAGAATACGACGTGCCATCAACCGTACCGCTAGTTTCGGTTGCCCACTCCTTCGCTGCGCCGGCACTAGAAGTATCCGTTACTCCAGTTCCACCTATTGCCCAAGCCTTGGAGCTATAGTCACTCCCAGTTACTACACCGTCTACCTTATTAGCGTAGTTACCAGATAACGTAGCAGAAGTAGCTGCACTCGTTGCAGAAGTAGACGCACCTGATGCTGACGTTGCTGCTGCCGAAGCTGAAGATGCAGCGGCTGTAGCATTGGTAGCAACTGTTGCTACTTGTGCATCTGTGTATGCTTTAGTGCTGGCATCTTGAGCGCCAGTAGGGTCAGTGACATTCGTGATGCGTTTACTGCTTGCATCCCATTGCAGGGTAGATGAACTTTTCCCGATAGTATCTCCAGCCGTATCTACAGCTTCTTGAGCAATGTAAAAGGCTTGGAGAGAATCTGTATCTAGGTCTTCCTCGGTTAACGTAGAGGGTTGAGTGTAGTCTACCAAACGAGAGGTCTGTGAGGAGTTACGAGATATTCTTATAACGGCAGCAGAAGCGGGAGCGGATGAGAACGTAGCCGTAGATCCAGCCACTGTGATCGTAGTTGATGAACCATTTACGGTAGCTGTAACATGAGAGGCATCTATGTAGGAAAATGGTATTGAGTAGGCTGTGGTACTTCCGTTACCTGTGTATTCAACGTAACTATTCGCCATCAATCATCTCCCCAAGCTAATCTCCATCCAGCTTCTAAATAAAATAAGTTTCGATACGGCGTTAACCGTTTACCTTTTTCGTAAATTTTCTCCATGTCTCCTTGACTCGTGTAGTAACCCAGCGTCCCTAGTTCTTTCAGTGTCGAAATAGACGGTCCCGCAAGTGACTCGTACCAATTCTGTTGAGCGAAACGGCTAGGCTGTGTGATCTCTATGCCCATCTCTTGTAAGTGGGGAGCCATAAGTTTCATCCCAGCGTTAGAGTAGGGAGCAACCCAAGCCAACAAACCGCTACGGTCTATTGCTTCATACATCCATGTTGCGGGTTCATCTCTAGGATCAGGTAAGTCTTTACCTTTGATCATACCTTCTCTTACAGCATACGCCATTGTTCCCGTTCCAAGGGACCATGTGATTGCCATTAGTGCCGCTGGTAGGTCACCGTGGAATGCTTCGTCTCCTAGATTCCTCACGAATTTATTAGCAGCGGCAAATCCGAAAGAGTTAAATTGGAATAAGAGTTGTCCCATTTGAGTCGAATGAAACATTGGGAGGTCTGCAATACCGGGGGTGATTACCGCTCTGTCCGTTGATCGCTTTAAAGCAGCACTCAGAGCGTAGACAACTTCAGCCCCACCAAATACCTTATCGTCCATCCATTTGTCTGTGTCAGGCCAACGAAACTTCAGACCATCTACCTGTTCATCAAAGCCGTACTTCTTTGTTAGATTGTCGATGCGTCTGAGCATGTCATCAGAGATACCAAGTTCATTCCATCTGTAGTTACCTGATCGTCTTCCTCGTGCCGCAAGTTTCTCTCCTCGGTTTAATCTTGCAGCATCATCTAAAAGATTACCGAGAACAACATGACCTGTGACAAACTTGTGACGTGAGTTCCACCAGTGCATAAGGTTAAAAATATTCATTTGGTTAGACATGTAGTCTACCGTTGCATCGACTCCCGCCGAGATTGATCGGGTTTTACCCATGCCAAACCCACGACGACTAGCTTCATCAAGTCCATATAACTTCGCCATACGTTGGTGGGACATCGTGCCTTCAGCGCCATACAGCATGAACGCGAGTTCACGGTTGTTCATTCCCTTGGCTTCTTTAGCAAGTCTTCCAAAGCCTGATGCCATCGCTTTGAAGTGGGGAAGCGCACCATGAGAAAACGAGACTGTTGCTAAGTCTGTCAAAGAGGCCAACATGACAGACCCCATAAAGCGTAGGAAGTTTCCACGGCGTAACATGCGACCAGCAAACAAAGCGCCATCGCCGTGATTGCCGTGTTTATCGATGTTTAACAATCGTTGACGAAGATTATCAACGGCTTTACTAACTAGTTCTTCATCCCTGTTTATCTTAGCTAACTCGTCTCCACTCTTACCTTTGCGAAGTTCTTTAAACTCCGCTTTAACCCTCTTCATAGGATTGGCAAGTTCTTCAAACTTGAGAAGTTCTTCGTTCTTTCCAGTGTACTTACCGAAGAACTCTGTGAGCGCAATACGACCTCCCATGTCATCAGCGTATCTCTTAGATAAGAGCGTGAGGTCTTTCATTAAGAACTCTTCAAAGAGATCTAGTTGGTCTGGCTCGATAAATATCTCACGGCTTTCCATCCGTTTTGATTTGCCAATTTTGAATGAGCCTTGTCGGACAAATCCATCTTTATGTAGACCGGGGTGTTCTCCTTTAGCGAGTTTATCTACAAGCTCAGTTGCGAACTCTTCCAGCCCCTCTGCATCATCAGCATACCTATTAGCAAATTTAATCTTAAAGGCATCTATAAGAGCCTGTGGGTTATTTATAATGGCTTGTTGGTCCCACACTTGGGGCAGATAAGAAGTTATCTTCTGGTCAGCTTTGAGTAGTCCGACCTTTACCGCTCTCTCGAACATCTCTCTGTAGAAGTTATTGTATCCACGAGATGCTTTCTCCACGGCTTTTACAATGTCAGGGTCTAAGGAAGACGAGAGTTTTCCACCGCGCATGTGGCGCTGCACCAACAAAGCAAATTCTGCGAGACTAAGAGCGTTCTCGTTTATCTTTACACCAACAGAAGCAGCAGCTTCCTTTGCGTCAGATGCGTATTTAGCAGCTACGGCAGATTTAGCGCCTTGTGCTTTACGAAGTTCTTCCCACGCTAACACCATGTCCTGTTCAGCCGCCATCTGTCTGGCGTAAACGGACATATCTTTCCATAACTCAACGGTGATGTTACGGGCTTTTCCCGCTGCCATCTCAGTAGTGCGTAGTCCCATCTCAGCCATACTGGTAAGTAAATTACGTGCTTCATTCGAGGACGTGTGGTTAGCAACTGTGGTAGGCGTTCGCATCCAACCAATTTTATCTTGGGTCCAATCAAGCGCTCGTCCTATAGGGTTCTTTTTTATAGTAACGCCTTCTCCCGTCTTGAACGTCGGGTGATCTACCCCAGCCTCATCAAGTTGCTCGGAGACACTCTTACGGATCGAGAGTACAGTCTCAGAGACATCATCGTGTGGACCTAGTTGATCCTCACGTAATGGATTCTTGGGGTTATCAGGGTGAAGGAAATGAGACTTTGATGCAGACGATAAGTACCCACCTAAACCACCAATACCACCTCCAAGCACAGTGCCTATACCTATAGCCATCATTGACTCATAAGTTGTCCTTGCCCGTTGCTGCATGTGGTGAAAACCTTCCTCGACGGCAACAACACCACCGACTTGTGCCGCTGTTCTAATAGCCTTTGCAGCAACACTTGCTTTACCAGCCCAACCAAAGATTGGGATGAACGTGGAGGGATCGAGAAGACTAGCGCCCATGCCTACCGCATAGTCCCAACCTTCTGTGTTCTCTATGATGCGGCGGTTTTCTAACTCACGTCGCAGGGAGTTGGCTATGGCTTGAAACTGTCGTGGTCCCTGTGCCTTGCCGAAGTGACCATCAAGGATGTAAGACTCTAGATCGCCAAAGTCTTTCTTGTTAGTTTCGTAATATTCATATGGATTAAAGTTTAGGTCTGGCGTTTCACCAGAATACTCGGAGCGTTCTTGTAAGAAACTTTTAGCATCTCCGAGTAACGTCTCATTAGTCCACCACGCTTCAAAGACTTCTCCGCTTGTCAGATTTTCTTTTGGTACGGTGTACCCCGGCAACATCGGACGAGAAAGGCGTTCTATAGAGGACTGTCTGGATAGCTCCATCTCCATCTCTAAGACAGAGGACATCAATTAAGTTTCCCTAAGTTGATTCGCCATTTGATTTTTTCATCGTCTGGATCGCTCTCAAGAGTAACCCTGTCAGGTTGTCCTATGTAGTTACGCACCCACCCATAGATTCCTTCTGATCGAGATTTGCCAAGAAACTGTTCAATGTCATAGGTATCCGTAAGGATTACATTACCGTCTTTATCGGTAGTGAGGGTTCCTTGCCCTATGGTCATCGCCATGTCTACGTTGGCATCAAGCATCGTCATCAATCCTAATTTTAAAAACCCCATAGGGGTCTTTGGATAGGTCTTATCAGCTTCCTTCACGCCTTTCTTATGCCCAATTATTCCAGCTATTGGAGCGCCAAATAGGTCATTACCGTAATCACTCCATGTAATATGTTTCTTTCCTTTTGATAGGGCGGTCTTAGCTAAAGCTCTCAAGGCAATAAAACTTCTGATCTTAATGTCTTTTTCTGTCATAACTTTTCGACCTACTTTCATTCCCGCCATACCTTTTAAGACAAAGTCACTGAACAACATTTCACTGGAGTCTGTGGGCGTAACAAAACTAACAACCCCCTGTGCGACATGGGCCAAAGCTGTTTCACCATGATCTTTCATAGCCGCCCAGCCTTCAGTAGACCAAAGACGTAACGCTTCTTGACCTTCTTTCGAGGTCGGAAGTTTACCATTAGGATTAACAGCCGCCATTGCCTGACCAGCTTGTGCGGAACTTATTGGATTTATAGCTGCTAAAAATTTATCTAATGCATCTTTTTTTGGAAGACTAGCAGTAGGCCCAAATAACGACGGTTGTGTCTTATTGTTAGACAATACATCTGAGTGACGATCCATTCGGTTTTGAATGCCTTGAATATCTTTAGCGTTACTTCTATGTTTAATCTCATAGATCGCGCTGTCCCAATCGCCTTTCTTTACAGCCTTATAGAACTCTGTTGTTGGTCCAACAAAAGTACCACCACCTTGATATGCAAGGTTTACGATTGTTGCTCTTTGTTCTTCTGTAAGATCTATATCTTTATACCACGTAGAGACGTGGGATTCTTTCTCAGCGATTACTGCCTCAAACACAGCGTCCATTTGAGGCTCGGTGAGTTCTACAGTTTTCTTACTCTCGTCGTCGTATTTTGCTTCCTTCATCAACAACTTGTACTTGTCTTCACCTATCATCTGCATGAGTGATGTCTTAACCACAGGGTCTTTCAGATTAAATCCGACACCAACGCTAGGATTATCATTAGTGTCTAGGTAGGCTTTCGTTCTAATCCCCTCATCACTGTAGATACTGGCGTTCCTCTTAGCGATATACGTATCTTCAACTGGAGTACTTATCGGTTGATTAGGAAGCCCACCTTTAGATTTCTTTTTATCATCGTGAGCTTTCTCAACGACTGTCATAAGTTCTTCAACGGATGCTATTTTCTCAGGGATATCATGCTTTGTGACATTAACAGCGTCACTTATTGTCCCGTCACGTTGACCCTGTCTCATTACTGTATGAGCTATGTTCGATAACTCGGTTTGAGTCTCGACCTGAGAAACACGGTCATTACTTCTTTCTAATGCTTTTTTCCGCATAGCATTACCGACAGGTTTGTTTGTAATCCCGTACCCTAACGCATTTGAGTTTTGCTCTATAAACCCACCTTTCTTCTCGTACTCATCACGGGCTTCTTTTGGTGTCATATTTTCGTAGTCGATACCCCCAAGACCCATTCGTATTTTTTCCATCCAACCTAATGCTTGTCCTTCTTTTTTAAGACGAGCCAGTTCATCTTGATCAGCTTTCCTAGCTTCATCAGGCGTCAGTACTGTGCTGTCGTACTCTAAGGAATACGACACGTTCCCATTGGCTTCATGTCTAGGGATGAGACTAAAACCTATGTCGTACCCGTGTTCTTCGTTAAACCCCCGAACGAACTCGGTGATCGTAATTAAACCACCGTCCTTCATAGCGTCAGAGAAGGAGGACACAGGTGTAAACGAACCTGTCTCATTTATTGGGTGTCGATCCGATACTATTTTCAACGTCTTATCGCCTTGCGTTAGAACCTGTCCAACACCAAAGCGAACTCGTGTACCATTCTCTGCAATAACTCCACCGCTGCCGTGTTTACGTGACAGTGGGTTTTCTATATCTAATGTATACGTTCCATCCTTTGGCATCACAGAATCAATAAAGTTAGGTGCATCCTGTTGGGGAGCCGAACCCCCAGCTAGAATTTCTAAAGATGCTTTGGGATCTACTTTTTGGGTTACGACTTGTTTAGTCGCATCCTTGAAACCATCTACACCCATCTCACCATCTTCGGACTTTCTAAACAGAGAGTCGTTCTGTTGTTTAGATGGAGTATTGTTGGGAACTAGTCGGACATTCTCTCCTTTAGAGTCAGGTACTAAGTGATACCTCTCAGGAATATCCGCTACGACTTTCTCTAATGTCTCTTTAATAACGTCTTTAGTTACGTCTTGATCAGTTACAGCAATTTCTCTTTTGATATCTCCAAGAACTTCATCCGTTAAAGCCGCTGGAATCTGAGCGTTTTCTAACCCATCAACGTCTCGTATTACTTTTCTGATCCTGTCGTGTTCCATTAATTTCGTTGAGCCAGATTGATTTCTGACGGCCCTAGCTATATCTCTATCATCTATAGCGTCTAAATTCTTCTTAACACTGTCAGGGGAGTACTTCGTGATGGCTGCTACCACAGCATCGGCGGGGTTAACTCCAAGTTGTGTGGCGTTTTCATACGAATCATATATAGCTAATGCGTGATCCCCAAACAGGCTTTTAATCTTCGGACGTGATATCTTTGAATTCGTAATAGTCTCTAATGATCGCATCGCAGAGGTTTGGGCGAACTGAGTGGAAGGATCGTCAGGTTTACCCAAAAGATTTTTAGACGTTATCGAATCTCGAATAGTGGCATTTTGATTTGGGAAGTCTTTCCCGTGACCAGCGTTTAATAATCGGGAGTACATCTGACCCCCTGACGGACTACTGAAGGCGTTTGTACCATCAAGTTTTTTTATTAACTTACGATCATAAAAAGCGCCTTTCCCCCAGTTTGTTAACGCTGTCATAGGAGCGCGGTCTTTAATCATCTTATTAACGGCTTTAATTGTAGCAGCGTAAGCGGTGCGTACACCGTCGTTAACATTCTTAAATTCTTTTACCTTACTACTTCCTAAGAGCCTGATGACTTCGGGGACAGTTGCGGTGCCATCAGCTAATGCGGTCTGCATGTTCTTAATTTCTTGAGTTACACCTTCGGCTTGTCGTTTAAAATATTCATTGGTTACCTTACTCGCTTCCCCAGACAACTTCTGAAATGCTTCGGGATGTAGTTGAGCGAATGTCTGTGTCCCATCTCCTAACTCTGGGTCAGTGGCTAGTTGCCCTAGAACGTGACGTATCGTTCCACCGCTGTCCTTCGCGTGTTTCGCAGCATCAAGAACATGCCCAACCACGATGGCTTTCAGTTGTCCTTCTGTTGCAGTGCCGGGGTACAACTTACGTGCTTCGGTGATGTATGTTCCTATAGTGCCGTGGTTTAAAATTTTATTGATAGAACCCGCTGGGTTAAGGTTCTGCCATTCTCCGTTGCTATCTAACGTGACACCCATTGCATCGTAAATGCGTGATTTAAAGTCTACACGTAGTCTCTCTTCATCAGCGCGAACTACATTGGTAATATGTTCGTCCATCGCTGGTTTAACTTTGTCACGAAGAGCGGCTACGAAGTACGTCTCGTAGTCTAACTCCATGCCTTCAGTGATGTTGCTAACATGGTCAGCGAAGTGTTGTGTAAAGTTTGTCCCTAATGGGAGATTATTCATCTCTTCATTGTACAGAGAGCCAGCTTCAGAGGCATGGTTTATCGCACGTATCTTGAGACGAGTATCGTAGTAGTCTCTATCGTTAAGAAGAGATTGATCTTGGAGTCCCGGCATATTTGTAGTCTTTCGCTCACCGGGATTCTCTAATTCATCTACACGGGCTTGAGCTTGTTGTCTTTCATTCTCTTCTTTAATTTCTACAAGGTTCTTACGGTGTTCAACTTCAGCAATATTCATTGCGGAACCACTAAGACTCTTAAAGAAATTATTAACATCACGACCCATGCCTTCTAGACGTGAGGCAATCCCAGCGCCGACTTGAGAAGCTCCCTCCATTGGGTTGTAAGAGACGACACCACGCCGGGGTACGACAACATTCTGGACAGTAGGAGCGGAGCGTACATTGACGGTCCCGGTGGTTCTACCCACACGTTTCTGCCTAATTCCAGTTGCCATAAATTACTCCTATGATGTTTTAATGTTGGCAGCTATTTGCTGCATCGACTTGTTCTGATAATATTGCGTTCCAATCTGAACGGAACCTCCGACCACTTGGAAAAACGCCTGACGATTAGCAGCAGCGGTTGCTAACTTCTGATTGACGTTAGCTGAATACATAGCGAGAGAAGCGTTGTTATAAGTACGCTTTTGATTTTCAACTACTTGTTGTTTATCAGCTTGTAGCGACTCAACTCGTTTCTTTACGTCTCGATCCATACGAGCGGCATCGAGTTCATTGAAGTAATACAACTGCTGTGTTTGACGTAAGAACGTCGTGGTCCCTAACTGTCCTCTCTCAGCAGCCAAAGCTACAAGCTCTGCTGACTCACGATCTGCACGACGAGCGTCGTCTGATTTCTTCTGTTCTCCAAGAAGACGTGTCTCTTCTTGTTGATCAGTAAGGGCAGCTTCTGCTGACTCTCGGACTTTCTCAGCATTAGCTATCGCAGCTTCTGCTTCCATCCTTGCCATGTTGGCTTGGGCTTGAGCCGCTGCCCTTTGATGTTGCATTTGGGAGAAAGCACCAAGGGCATTGATTCCCATTGAGGCCCACATAAGTTGGGTCATACTTAATCCCATTATTCTTGCCTCGTGATCTCATTAAAGAAACCAACAAACGACGCACTGTTAATCGTAGAGGGGAGGTGACTGTCATTAACTATTTCTATCTTCACAGTGTCTCCTCTCGATTTCACAGGGAACTGCCATGTGTCTGTCAGTAACGCTGGTTTACCAATGATGTTTGATGACGACCCTAAGATACGTCCTGTCATAGTGTAGGTTTTCGCTGTGCGTGCGTCTGCCGTGACTACCGCTTGGAAGTACCCTGTGTCGGTAAAGTACACACGCATGGTGCGTATTTGATAACGTCCACGGATAATAGATGAGCCATCAGATTCTCTGACGTATTGCCGTGAGAACTCCACACGCATCTCATAAGGCACACCGAAAGTAGCAGCGGAAGCGGAAAAGTTTCCAACGGCTGTGATGGTTGTACTACCACTATATGTTAGTGCTAATTTTTTCCCGGCATTAGTACCAAAAGCAGAAGGAAGTATCCCTTGGACTGTCGAGTTATGATTATAAGGAAGCGTCCAAGTTGTTAGTCCAGTGCCAGCGGAGTAAGAACCAGTGAGATTAACTCTACCGTCCAACATGATTGCATGACCAAGAGTAGCGTCAGCAACCTCAGTCATTAATGGAATACGTTCAATAAAGAATGCACCATTACGATTTACGAAGAGATATAGATTACCGTCAATAACACCAATGCCGTGTATCTTGGTGCAGTTAACATCCCACTTAGTCCACGCACTTTGAGCTTTTTCAGCGCCATCGAAGTACACACTGTAAACATAGAGTTCATCAAAGTTTCCATCTGATGCAGCAACATTAGTTACACAGAACAGACGACCTGTCGTTGGATCGCCAACCATCATCGTGACATCTGACGGAATGTACCCTTCTGCATGTTTAGTTATATCAATAGCCACGTTGGTTAACGTGTCGTCTTCAACGAAGTACTCATAGATCACAGAGTTCGCACCTGATTTCCCAGCGAAATAAAGTTCATCACCAAGAGCCACAGGTTTACTGAGATTGTCTGTAGAGTAGTTGGTAGCAAGATCGACAACAGCAGCAGAGGGTGTGAGCGTACCAGTTGACGACAATTCAAACTGCGCTCGGTCTGAAGATAAGAACAGCGTCTTCCTAAACGGTATCGCCCAACGGAGAAGTGTAACTTTTGTTGTACTTGCGGCTACATCGATAGGGTCCGTATCAAGAACCTCGGCAGCTTTATCAGGCCACAAATTAAAGAAGTCACCTGATTGTGAGAAGAACACGTTTTCATCAGCTAACAACCCAAGTCGGTTTTTAAAGAAGAACGCATCCGACATCTTCTTGCCAATGAACTGTGGGTTTGGGACAGATACACCGTCTCCCACACCTCGTGATGTCCAAGTAATTGTTGAGGCTGTCCACGAGCCATCCGCATTACGAACAATCTTATGCGGCATAGTAGTGGCATCAAAGGAGTTAGCAACAGAGGGATCAACAGTCTCTGTCCACGCTTGGGTGTCGTCATCGAAGACAACAAAGTAGTCATCGAAATCACTGGCGGTGTTGGTCACACCATAGACACCTACAGCGCCTCCTACGGTTAAATCACCGAATGTATCTACATAAGCGATAACACATGGAGTTACGGCGGCATCATCATCATGGCTGGCAGCAGAGGTGGAGCTTGCTCCCCGGGAACACCCTGTTAAATCATTAGAGCTAATACCAGTGTACGTTATTTTTTCTGTACCAATTAAAACAGCACCCTTGGTAGGGAACCCAGTCGTACTGGTCAGCGTGATAGTCGTAACACTATTGTTGATAGCTCCATCTAACGTAGTAGCTGTTGCTGCCGACATAGCCGTCGTCTTAGTACGATTAACGACAATCGTATAATCAGCTATAGTGACAAATGCTAAATCGTTTTGTGGATCAGACGACGTGAGATATGTCGTTATATCTGAACTGTACGAGTTAACAGTCTTAGCTACATCATTAACAACATCGTAAACTTTTAGTACGCCAGCATTATCTACGAGGAGAATATACTGTTCTGACGGGTCACGATCTATAGGGTGGAAAGCATAGGTTCCACTGCTGGCTAAACCAGTTACAGTAACAGCATTCTGAGATGCTGGACGTTTTTCAAATCCTCCAGTTACAACAGACAACAACGTATTATTAGCTTCTTGAACTTGAGAGGTAAGCCTTACGTTATGTGGTTGTCTGGATACACCATTGAACAGCGCCTTAATCGGCTGCTCGATGAGCTTACCCATTAGTACCCATATAGACGATTGTTACGTCTCTTTGTTACTTTATAAGAGTACTCATTGTCATAAAGAACATTTGCGTCTTCACGTTCAGCTTCGTCTTGGAGAAGATGAGCATAGGTTTCTTGTTCCCTACGTCGCGTGAAGCCATCCATAGCTACACTAGAGAGAACGACTTCTTGAAACTCTCTTGCCGCTCTGGCGGCTATGTATCTTTGAAGAGAATAAGTTAGGTCTGTGAATTCTTGTTGAATTACAATGTCTACGTATAATGAATCGTGATCATTATCTGTGGCAGAGGTCCAAGTTAAGGATTGGTTCTTAACGTCATACAGGTAACTACCACGAGGTACAGCGTTGATGTATGCGTGTTCGTCTACCGTGTCTACAGTCAGTGTATCACTAGGTAGTGGAAATTTATTATCAACATCTCTGGTAAGTTTATAGATCCTCTCTCGGTTACAATGCCAGCCTATCGACTGAACATCTTTATTCGTTTGGTTAAAGACACGTTCAGCGGTCTCTGCATCCGCTAAACCACTTTGTAGAGAGGACACAGGATTTTCGCCAATCGCATCTAACATGAGGTTTACTGCCTCAAGTACAGTCATGCTCATTAGCTTCTCCTAAATAAACCAACACAAAGGCATTACATTCGGAACATGATAAGTTAGTTACAAGAACTCCTTCAGAGTCGTCATCTCCTCCCCATATAAGTTCAGAGTCGCAATGCCAGCATTTCATGTGTTTTCCTTTTCAAAATAAAAAAAAGGCACTCCCACGTTTTCACATGAGAGTGCCTAATTTCCCACAGGGGCTTACGAAGTCTTAAATTCAACCGCAAGCTCTGGACGCAAAGTTCCATGACCGACCGCCATCTTGGCAACCATGAAATCTTCTTGTCTACGGACATCCCGCTCAGTCTCCATTGCGAGGTCCATAAGTTTCAACGTACCCACAGCTTCTGGACACCACATGATGCCAGTTGTCGTGGAGTAGTTGGCGCGATAGTCTGAGTACACAGACGTGTCGGACGTCTCGTTAGCCGTTGGCATGAGATTAGAACGAATGATGGTAACACCATCGATCATAATCATTCCACCACGACCAGCGACACCGCCAGCTTGTTCACCGTAATCACGGTTCAAGACGAGGTAGCCATGTGAAGAATCCACAGCGTACTTGATAGCGTCAAATACGTCGGCATTCACCACGAGATAACGAGGCATGTCGTCAGGTACGTTGTTGTTGAACAGCGCAATGTTGGCTTCACGAATATGGTCAATCCATGACTTACCCGTAGTACCAGCGATAGAACTGTTAACAAGCGCAGCGTCTGTGATGACGTTACCAGCCGGGAACGGACCATCAGCAGAGGTTCGAGCCGCAAGAACGATCTGACGTAGAACATTCTTGTCAAACTCACGAGCCAAAGCACGACCAAGTTCAGCAGAGAACTCAGACGTAACATCGAAGTGCGACATCTTCTCATCGAGGTCATAGATCGCAGTGTGGGCTACAAGCAGTCCATCAATGGTGATCGTGATCTCGGTGGTGTCGATGTCGTTACCTAGAAGTTGCTTTCCAGCCGAAGTATATTCCGCTGTTGCTTTCCAAGTTTTCGGGAATTGTGCCGACTTCCCGAACTCGATGTTGCGAACGACGTGCTTATCGAGGGTTACCACTTGTTCCGTATAGGCAGTAAGAACCTCACCTCCAAAGACTTTGAGAAATAGATTTCTGTCGTCAGAGGTACTCTGCCCATAACCGAAACGTGCGGGAGTGCTAGTTACACCAGCCATTATTCAGTCCTCCCTTAACCTAATAGACCAACGGCGGCGGCTGTAGCCAGATCACCATTCGTCGCGTTAACGGTAGCACTCGTCACAGGAATGTAATGAACCTTCACAGGCCCAGTGAATGCTACCGCATTAGCTGAGTTGCTTGAGTTATAAACATTGCCGTTTGAACGAGCGAAGTTTGAATTAGTGACAGAGATAACTCCGACACCACATTCCCATTGGACTGCACCAGCGGCATTCTTGCCCATTGCGGAATACCAGACAGTATCACTGTCTGCAATCGTAGCGGTGGTTTCACGGTCAGTCAGTTTACCGCAACCTCCAAGTTCAATACCTCCAGTAGGAAGCGTTGAGGAGTTTGCGTGACCCGCCTGTACCAATTCACCAGCGCCGACAAAATCATGGATATGTGCCATGACATTCTCCTTACTAGTTGGTTAGTAGTTGGGTGGTTGGTGACCTTTTCCGTAAGATTGTCCACCGTAGTGGGTCAGAGGTATTGGTCTATCCCGAAGGATTCTTAAAAGTTCGATCTTCCTACTCGGAGTCGAACTTGATTTCTAAATGCTGGATCAGACTTATATCGAGGGTCTGACATAGCTTCGATCATTTGTTGTTTTGAGGGGAAAGCCGCTCCGCTAACACCAGACATTTCTCCTTCAACCAGACTAGGAGCGCGGCTATTCTGATCAGAAGCCACGCCGTCCACTTGGCTGGATACACGGAGAGAGTCGATAGCCATCCTCCAATTCGGTGAATTAAGCATGTCATTATAATTATTTACTTCCTCCTCACTAAGATTACTTCTCGCCCAATCGAACATAGCGTTTATATTTTCCTCTCCACCAGCGTACTCAATAGTACGTTGTTGAGAGAACTCTTGACCTACGCTGTGAAGCTCAAGGTAGTTATTAATAATGTCATCAGGAATACCAGCGGCATTTAATGACTTACGATGATCGTCAGATAATTCATTGTTTACTGCAAAGTCCGAGGAGATCTTGTCCCAATCGAGCGAAGGTTGTTCAGTAACATTTTTAGATACACTCTCAGAGGGAGACTCATCGGAGGAGGTTTTCTGTTGCTCCAATCTATACTCAAGTTCCTTGACATGATTAGACCAATCATACGCACCAGTCTCCTTATTATAAAATTTATCCATACCGTTCTCAGGCATCGGTGGAGTCTCTGCTGTAAAACTTTGTGCGTTTGTGTCTTCACTTGCAGCCCCTTCAAATCGCTGCACCATCATCTCGTTATATTCGGGAGTGCCTTTTTCTGGTGCTACCTCAACTTGTGCTTCTTCACTCATTCATTTGTCCTTCAATAGCGGGTGCGACCTGTTCAGCCATTTGCATCATCTGACGTTGCTGCCTGAGTTGGGCAGCTTCTTGTTCAGATCGCACCACTTGTGGGAGTCCTAAACCATTGAATGCACGTGTCAGTAACTCTGGCATCTTCACGTAATCCAATGACATCTCTGGCCCAAGCATTTGCACAATCTGTGCAGCGGCTTGAACTTTATGAACGTCTTGCTCTCTCCCAAGTGCTGACAGTCCTGTTGTAATTTGAGGTTCAATAAGATCTTCTTCAAACGGAGGCAGCGCACCTTGTTCGATCATCTGAATCATCAGACGCTCAAGTCTCTTACGCTGCATTTCTTGTGACATGGTGGAGTAGACACCCCCTAACGTACCTTCAAGTTCTTCCGCTAACATGCGAAGCTCTGTAGCCGTCACACGTTCAGCGTCTCTCGTCATTCCACTGTTAAGTAAGAATGCTGAAGATAGAACTTGGGTTAATCGTTGAACTTCTTGTGCTGCAATTTGTAGTCCAGTGACATTGGTAAACTGCAACATTGAGGTGTCTTCTGGATTACCTACCACTACCTCACCGTTATTAGCTTCAGCAATACGGCGGCGAAGGTTTGCGCCAGAGGCGTTGGGACGGACCATATAAATATGGCGAGACGCCATTGTCGATCCATCAAGTAATGACTTCGCCATCCCATCTAGAGCTACGAGATCAGGGTAATGCTCTTCAATTTTACCCCGTCCATAATCTTCAGATGGAACCAAAGCCCAGCGTAATGGTATAAAAGGAAGTACGTCGTAAACACCTTGAGAGTTAGGTACGATCTGTTCCTCAATCTCCTGTTGGATTTCGTACTGACCTTTGTCGTTGCGTCTAATCCATGTGTACATATCGACATACTCATGGCCTAACTGTGTCTTAACTGTAGTCTCAATCGGGGAATTTTCGGGGGAGATTTGTTGGTGGAGTATAATCTCTTTTACTGCACCTGTGAGATCACGCTCGACAACATATTGATCTAATCGATAAACACGAAGTTGATTATCTGGCCCTATGTATTCAAGGGCATTACCAGTTGTGATCAATAGTTGGAGGGATAAATTTGTTGCGCTTCGCCAGTTTAATCTATCGATCTCCGACATGATTAACTTTTCAGCCAATGTAAACCCACGCTCTAGATCAGCGGGAGGGGCAAGCTCTCCTGATTGAAGGAGGACATCATTAGGTATCACTAGTTTAAAGAAGGTTTGTCCCGGTGGTAGTAGTGCAGTTAACAAACGTGATGAAAGGTTAACAACACACCTAGCACCTAGCCCTTGATAAGGCTCTGGTAGTTCTTGTGTGTATGTATGTCCTTCGGGGGGAAGGAGCGACGGCACAGTTAGTTCAACTGCACGTCTAGCTCTTTTAAGGAACGGCTCTCTACGTAGGCTTAGATTGAAGTACCGTTCTTTTGCACTCATGTACTCACAGTGAGACCCGTACTGTCACCTACAGCGGGGCTTATTGTTAAACCAGAGACACCTAATCTACGACGGCGTATGCGTTCTGCTTGGGCGCTGGCTTTCATTCTAGCACTGGACTCCTCCTCAGTCTGTGGAAGGTCAGCATCGAGCTTTGCTTTAGGATCAGGCTCTGGCTCTGGGTCAGGAACAACAGGAGGAGGAGGGTTGTAAGCTGGTATCTTCGGAGCCATTAAGAAACCCATCAGATCGATACTCCTGATCGAGAACCACCGATACCACCTAGTGATGATTTTATATTAGGTCTTCCCCCGCCACGCACACGAGCTTGTTTTACTTTCTCAGGGTTTAACCCTTCTTTGCTGACAGGGAATTTATTTTTAAAATCTATCTGCTTTTGAGCTTTATCCCGCGCAGCAATATCACTGTAGCTCTTACCATCTGAGTCATAGTAGATCGGTGGTGGCGCGGGTGGATCAGGCGGTCTACTTGGGCCTCCCATGACGTTACTCCTTCATTTTGTAAATTGCGAATGGTGGGTACACCTCGAACCCAAAACGAAGAAGGTGATTTAATCGCTCGGTGTTCTGGGGATGGTGAATAAGAACTGTGTCTGCATCAATAAGATCAGCAACAGCTTTAAGTTTGTGGAAACATTTCTTTGTGTACCAAATTTTGTGGAACTTTGGTGCTATCGAAATGTTTAGGTCAAATATTTTGTACGTGTCAGGGACCGGGGCAAACCAGAAGTAACCTATAATCTGGTTTGCCTTAGTCACTGCTTTGAAGAGTATCGAGAAATCGATAAGGTCTTGCTTAGACCAGAGAAACGGATAGCCAGACTCAGAGATAAACTCTACGACTTCATCAGTCGGTTGAGTTAGCTTTAAGTCCCAATTCATTTTGCTTCCATGCAGCTAATTCAGTTACAAGATCAACAATCCCTGCATAACGATGGGCCTCTTCAATTGTCTGATCTGGTAAGATGCACCTCTCAGGGTACACCTCAACCAGTAGATCAATAAGCTCATACGCTGTCTCAGGAATAAACTCGTCTGCAATACCGGGACTCTCAAGCATTACACACTCCTCCATGTCCTGTGATTTCACATATGTCGTGAGCTTCCACGCCTTCCTCAAACTCCTCACCTAGTTTTTCCTTGGCATCTTTGTAATCAACAGGGACCAGAGGTTGCCCTCCACGTGAGCCATCAGGATAGACAGTGAACCCTCTGAGTTTATGTGCATACTTAGCTAGTGTATGGGCGAAGTCATCAACGATATCTTCGTTGTTGTATTTCGTACCCCAAGCGGGAAGGTTGATCGTGCTGGATATACACATGTCTACATATAACTGCACGTCTGCTTGGAACTTCATCCGTCGTTCATATTGAGGAGCTAGGTCTAATGCTGATTCTATCTTGTCAGGGGATGTACCATACAGATCTATGAGTTCTTGGGCTGTGCTATCCACTACGTATTGATAGTGCCAGCGTGTACCAGCTTTTAGGTATCGGCGTTTGTATGCTACAGCAAAGATAGGTTCGATACCGCTTGAACTACCAGCGAGGATGGCAATAGAACCTGTTGGTGCAATAGCTCTATTCGCAACAGGTCTTGAGATAGATAATTCATTGGCGAAGTTTTCACTCGTTGCGTCACTAACCCCTTTATATAGCTGAAGCCATCGACGTAGTTCTGGTGTTACTTCGTAACGACACCCTCTCTTTAAGAGCCACTCATGTATCCCCATGAGACCAAGACCTAGACGACGGTTCTTACGACGAACCTTGTAGACCTCTTCATAAGGAAGATCAGCTTCAAGTGTTCCACAAAGAAGAAACTTTGTAGCTAACTCAACGACGGTTTTAAGTTGAGAGATGTCATCGATGCGTCCAAGATTAATTGAACCTAAGTTGCACACGTCAGAGTCGTCGGCACTGCTAACTTCACAACATGCGTTCCGAAGTGTCTCATCTTCTTTCTCAAAGAAATTAAAAGAGAACCCCGGCTCACCTGTCTTTAAACTTTGACGCACGTTTGTCTTAAAGGTTTCACCAACCTCACCAGTCTCCCAATAGTTAACCAACCAATCGGTGTCGTAATTAACTGAGATGTTCGTGTAGTCTAGCGGGGCTGGAAAATTAAAGTCAGCTTCCTTTAGTTGACCTACGCTCATGTCAGTACCAGCGACAGGGAGATTGTACCAATCTTTAGCATGGAGCCACTCAGGAATATCAGGGTGATTCCAATTAAGGGAACCATAGATCGCACTGCGACGTGATCCCCCTTGCATTACACTACGTCCAATCGCATTGATCTTCGTAGCAGCAGGGACAACACCACTTGCTACACCTCCAGTGCCTTTGATCGCTGCACCAGCGGGGCGATAGACAGAATAATCAACACCGATACCACCACCAGAAGATAGGCATAGCTCTGCCTTCTGTGACAGGTCTGCCCAGTCCTCACGTGTATCTTCTTTTGCTTTTAGTAGATAACAGTTGTTAAAGAACTTCTTCATTCGACCAGCGTAATAGAGATACCGACCACCGGGGATAAACTGGAGATTCTCCATAACCCCTTTGAGTTCTTCTTTTTCATCACCAGACATCTTGTCTCCACACACGTCTTCGACAAGGGTTCCACATAACTCAGCCCACGTCTCAGCACCCTCATGTGCGTACTTAGTGTGGAAGATATCTTCCGAAAACTTACTTCGGAACATTGGATTTTGATTAGAACGCCACGTCATTTAGCAGACCTCCCCTGTGTTGTTAGTTTCTTTTTCCTTTTGACGAATCGCCGCCGTCGCAATGAGTCTGTCGAGGTAGATCCTTGCTTTTTGGAGGTCTTCGACTCCTCCTTTACGTCTCCATCGACTGACGTACTTGACGATATTTCCTTCGTGGAATCCGAGACCTTGGCTTTCGATAAGATCGAGGGGATCGCACCCCCGTCCTTGGTAGTGAGGGACAATGTGATGTCTGTCTTGAGAGGATGCCAAAGTCTAATCTCCTGTTTGTCTCGGTTGTAATCTTCTGAACGAAGGATGCGTGTCAGTCTTGCAGTTGCAATTGCGTCTCGCTCATTTAGTCCAGCGTTATTGTATGCGGAAACCACTGTAGCCCACAGTGCTGCTAAAACACTGTGAGTCTCCGCAAGTATCTTCTCTGCTTTCTTAGGGCCGATACGAGGGATGCCTTTGATCCCATCGACACGGTCTCCCATTAAGGTCTGGAGCATCCAGAACCTATCAGCTTGACCAATAGAAATTCTTTTTGGTCCTCGGTCTTTGTCTGGATTGAACACCATGCCGGGGATCGTTTGCATATCCTTATCGATGCTGACGATCACACTGTCAGTGCCTGATGTCGTGTGGTAGATGCCCATCACATCGTCAGCTTCTAACCCCTCGACAGAATAACTTTCATGGTTTGATTTCATCCACTCAGTTACTTCAAGAAGTAACTCAGGTTTCTCGCCGCCACGGTTTGTTTTGTAAGTATCACTTATTTCTTTGCGGAAATTATAATTGCTACTCCAGCATAGAATGGCTCGGTTCTGTCGAGCGCCATGCATCCACTCATTAATAATATACTGCGCGGATTCTTTCGCCTGTTGTGAACTAAGGGTGTTACCCTCAACTCCATCGTTCCAGTCTATGTTTTCTTGTGCAACACTCGCCGCTCGGTATGCGACGATGTCAGCGTCTATCAATGCTACCATCAGTGCGTCTCACTCCAGTTATTTCCAATGTTAAAACTGCCGTCCATTAGGCAGTTCAGTTTGAGTTCATATCCAGCGTCTCTAATCGCAACACACATGGTATGTCCGATTAGTTCAGCTAAATCTGTCTGCGCTTCTATCTGCACCTCATCGTGGATGTTCGCGCAGTAATTCCAGCCATGATTTCCATAAGGATCACGTGGTGCGCGACCATCAAAGATACTCAAGGCTTGCTTCATCACCGTAGCACCAGCCCCTTGAATCAATGTGTTCAAAGCTGAGTGTGCGCTCGGTGTAACCAAGCGTTGACCAAGCAGACCTTTGAGATAACCACGTGTGGTTGCTGCTTGTCGGACACGAGAGACTAGGGTGTCGAGACCTGTGATGCCTTGACTTAGTTTCTTACGTGTAGCTTTACCAACAGCAACCTTACTTCCTTTGTACGGTTGATCGTCGTAAACGATCTGCCCAATCTTCCCATCGCCAGCACCATACATAAATCCAAAGAACAGCCTCTTGGCTGAGTTACGATCTTTAAGATCACATATCTGTTGGTTGTAGCTATGGAAGTCTCCGTTCACGACACGATCAGCGAACTCACCATCATCAAAACGATGGAGGTAGTGACCAAGTAGTCGAGCCTCAAGACCATCAGCATCGATACCCACCAGCTTCCATCCCTCACGTGGAATGAACAGTTCACGCATTCTTTTGTCACCATCAGCTTGAGCGACGTTAGGGTTACGATGCGTCATTCTCCCAGTTCGAGCGCCAAGCGTGTTGACCTCACCGTGGATGCGTCCGTTGCGAACCAGCTTTAGCCATGACTTCTCTGACGTACTGAGCATACCTAACATCTTCTCGATGCGTAGGTACTTCACCATTGCTTTCGCTTCTGGATATGGAAGGTTCTTTAGTACACCTTCATTAATTTCAGGTTGTCCACTAGGTGTGAACGATTTCGGTTTCCAGCCCTGACGCATGAGTCGGTTGGCTATCTGTTGACGAGAACCGGGGTTAAACTCCTGATGTACGATCTTGGTCAGTGTGTGACCTTTGCTGTACCCATGACGGGCGTTGTCTGACTTCGGGGTAAACTCTTTACCCGGCACGTAGATAGGCTTGAAGATTTCTTTCAGTTCACTCTCAGCTTCCTGTCTGTCACCGTACAATGTCGCAGCAAGTTGCTCTGCTTTCTCGATGTCAAACGTGAAACCATTGCGCTCTTGTGACGCAATAATACGAGCAACGTCGAACTCCAAATCGAGGGCAGCTTCTGCGGCAATAGGGTGAATCTTTTGAAAGACTTTAAGGGTCACCTCGCAGTCACGTTTGCAGTACTCAAGCATCTCGTCGGAGTACTGAGACCAGTCTTCGTGATCCCCCTTGGCATAGCCAAGTGACTCACCCCACGCACGTAAAGAGTGACCACCTTCACGTTGTGGATCAGTTAGACGAGAGGCTACAAGAGTGTCGTAGATTTTTTTGATTGGGAAATCATAACCAAACTTTGCAAGGGCAGGGTGATCAAACCCAATACCATTATGCATGACCACACGATCAGCATCATTAAGCCTACGAACACCTTCATGTAGAGAAGTCGAATCGTAACTGTCGATACGGTAAGTCGTCGCGTCTAATATCACGAGACACCATACCCTTGTCATCTTTGGTAACAGGTTGTCGGTCTCTATGTCGGCTACTAATGTCTGCATCTAGTATTTCCTTATCAAGATACTGGTGTACTCTTTGAGCAAATGTTATCGCTGCTTCGGCTAATAAATCAGGGTCTGTCTGTGACCCCATCAAGCTATTAGCCAACGAACTGATGACGCGAATGTTTCCACGAACATAACCACGTGAAGGATCGACACGATCTAACGTGGGACTATTCCAACGAGGCCCACGATGACCACCTGTTCCTTCATGTGATACGAGTTGAATATCTGTGAGTGGACAAAATTGTGGAACAACAATGTCGTCTAACTGGAGATCGAAAGGCATGTCTTTTTTCTTAGCTCGATTCCTTGCATTTCGTAGTAGTCTAACTTCTGTCCTCTCACCATAACGGCGAGAGGTTGGCATTATGTTTAAAACTCCTCTTCATCAAATATGTGATCCGACTCATTGAGCCGTCCTGTTGTTGTGTCATAAGCGAGGACACAGCCAGCGCCTGTCTCTCCAGAAAATCTATTCTTCAAGATACGAACCTGAGTAAGGTTACGCTCGGCTGGGTCATCAGCCTGACTGTTGCGAGACAAGGCAAGCACCATGTCTGACAACTGAGCTATCGAATGACTTGACCTCAAGTCAGTAAGCGAAGGCATCAATCCTTCCTCGTGTGACTTACCGCTCGGAGGACGTCGAAGGTGTGACACTATCAAAAGACCAACCTTGGTCTCCTCCGCAAACGAGCGAAGGTTGGTCATGCACTTGTCTAGTGTACGACGTTCATCTCCCATGTCCTCCATGCCACTGACAACAATACTAAGGTGATCGAGAACGATCCACTTACAGTCACAACCCTTAGCTAAGTAGCGTAACTTTGACAGGAGATTGTCACTGTCTACTGATCCCCAGTGATCGTACAGCCAGATACGTTTTGTACCCATCGTGTCATCGAATGCGCGTCGAAGCTCGGCTTGTTCCACCTCTTGATTGGGCAAGTGGATTGGCTTGTTGAGATTGATACCCATGAAACGTCTGGCGCTACGTCCAGTGTTCTCTTCCAGTGCGACATAACCGACATTGTCACCACCATTTATCGCTAGGTGATAAGCTGTTTCAGCAGTGAAGGCCGACTTGCCAATACCTGACCCAGCGCAGATCGTAACGAGTTCTCCCGGTCTGAGACCGTAAGTCTTGTCGTTGAGATCGGACCAAGGATACTGAACTCCCATCTCAATGGGCTTGCACACTTCAGCCCATGTGTCGCCGCCGTTGATGATGCCATCTGGTCTTGACTCCTTAGCCTCGAATACGGCGTGAGCTATCTGCTTTGCCTCACCGTTAACCAACATCTCATTGGCATCTTTGCGCGAGAGCTTGGCAATCGCTGCCTTGCCGGGACTCAGGAGATCAGCACACTCACGTGCTGCCTTCTGCCCCGCCTCATCCTCATCGAACATGATGACGACCTTGTCGTATGACTCAAGGTACTCGATGTTTTCCTTGAAGCTGCGCTTGGCTCCAGCAGCACCTGTCTTGATAGAAACTACAGGCCAGTTAGGCATCGCCTCAAAGACAGAGAGCGCATCGATTTCACCCTCTGTAACCACGATACGTTTGTTGCCTGACCGAAATAACTTCTGACCAAATAGTGTAGCCTTCTTCATGTCACCTAGTGTGATCATGTCTTTATTAGCGAAGCGAACTTTCTGAGCGACGAGCTTACCACTCTCGTCATAGTACGGTGCGACTTGAACTGTCTGTCCTTTGTACTCACCACGTCCATAGCCGAATTTTCTACACGTTGTCTCTGAAATATTCCGCTTGGAAAGCGCAACAGTAGATAAACTGTTTATCAATTCTGAGTTCACATACTCCTCCTGTTCTTTACCAAAGTATTTGTCACAGCTAAAACAGAAGGAGTGACCATCATCATAAACAGCGAGTGCATCGCTTGACGTACCACACGGACACGCTGTGTGTTTGACTAGATTTGAAGCTCCATCCATTTAACAATGCTCCTTGGTTGTTCATCCTGATCTGCAAATCGTTTTGTCACTGCTAACCAGACAATCTGGTCATCGTCGTCCCACGCACCATCTGCCTTAGTGATTGCATCGAGTGGACCCTTGGCGTGATTGTCACAATCGCCACGTGGGTACAGCCGCTTGGTGGTCTTCGGCTTACGACACACTTGCTCAACCATGACGGCGAGAGGGGCAGAGGTGCGCGGGAGTTCTTGATCTTTTAGAAGTAGTCGAGCTTGCTCTTTCCATTGCGCGTAGTTCTTGGAATAAAAAGTTCCCCACCTCCCGACACGAGGACGAGAGGCAGGGACAGGTGGCAGTAGGAGAGAACACTCACCGTCAGCTTTGAACTTAGAAATCGTCATCATCTTCTGGTTCAACGCTTTCGGCTTCTTCGGCAACGTAGCCGTCGATGTCATCGAAGACATCCCCGACATCGCCACCAGCGTTCCGCTTCTCGACAAGCTGAACAGCTTTGAGTCGAAGCGAGACACCTGCATTAGCACCAGTGTCATACCCAGCGAGGCCCATCGCTACTCGGATGAGATCGCCAGACATTGGTGCTGTATTTCCTGAGAGTTGTTGACGTTTCGTGTCAACTAGCTTCGGAGCATATTGCGTCTTCGCAGTGAAGCTCCACTTGCCAGCGAGTTCTTCTTTGTCACTCGCATCGCCATCTTTGATAGGGCTGGCAGTCTTCTTACCATTAGCGAAACCTTTGTGGATCTTGTTGACTTTATCGACAAATGCTTTGTTGTCTTTGTCATCCTTGTCCAACATCAAGGTGACCTTGAAATGGTTCTGACCGAAGGCGGTGTCGGCCTTGGTCAACCACGAGTAGGCGGCTGTACCAATGGGACTTACAACAGTCTCAACTTTAGTTTTCATCTTCTTCCTCCATGTATTGCTGGAATATTGCTTGAAGTTTTGGGGGAGCTTCGGTTGGTGACATGTCGAACAAGCCACGATCAGCAGCCTCAAGTAGTCGAAAGTAAAAGGTCTCAAGGTCTTCATTGATGAATGATCCAGCCGCCTCGATTATGACGGCTGCTGCCATTGATTGTGCGAGAGCCATAGCCTCACGTGACGGGTCTTCGGTTGCAGCTACATCTTTGAAGACTTCGGATATACGAAGGCTAATCTCATAGACTAACGGTCTAGCCTCTCGAATAACCTCAGTGTCTAACCCAAGGGCTTGAGCTACCTCAAAATTGAAGTCGATCACTTGACCATTCATTTACTGCACTCGTGTGCGACGGCGGCATAACCAGCAGCATCGATGTAATCATCATCGTTGTGAGCGCCTGTCTTTCGACGAGCTACCTTGAGCAACTCCATCATGTTCGCTGCATCATGTGCTGTGATACGACCAGCATGGTGCATCTTGTCGTGTAGATACCCTTGCCATAGCTGTGCTATGTTGCGGTGGTTCTCAATCATATCGCCGTGAGTATCCGCACGATCATCCAAGATTAACGATGCAGCTTCTTTTAGAATTTGAGCGGGGGGAATGTCTGTACTCATATGTAGTCTCCTTGTTTTCTCTACACTAGAGGGAATCTATTGCATTAATGTTATGAAACCACTGTACAACTATGAGAAAAAATAAGGGGCTTGCTCGACACTCTTAATGTCGAATGATCCAAGTGCTGGTGGATCAGGAAGCTTGACCTTATGTCTCTTTAGATTGTCGTGGAACTCTTCAAGGATTGGACGATCATAGATCCGCACGAACTCACGGCGTATGATCTTGTTCAACCTGTCCACCTCACAGGCATGGACACCAATCGAATCATGGATACACGCCCAGCTTGTGATGGGCTTGTCTTCGCTGGCTCCCATCATCACGACAGCTTGAAGGTGGGCAGCATCATGGGCGTGAATGATGTTGGGACTACTCGCTAGGCTTTGCTTACGCTTGTTTAAACCCAGTGATTTCTCCTCGTACCACAACACAGCCTTACCGAAGAGTGTCTTCACTTCTTTCTTGTTGTGATTAATGTACGCTTGGCGAACCTTCATACCCATCGGTGTTCTAAATTCGAGAGGTATGTTCTCATTGGCTAGTGCCTCGACACACCCCTTGAAGTACGCCATGACTTCCATTGGTTTCTGAATAGTATCACCCAGTGATTCCATCAACGCATCACGAAGATAGTTTGCGTTCTGAATCTTGGAGCCGGGGATGTCATCGAGATGCCCATCCTTGATGAACTGATCACGAAGACCTTGTGGAGTTACACTATATGGGATGGTCATAACGCCACGCTTCACCGTCTTTCTTGTAACATGCCCATGACAGTTAGCTGCTGCCTCATTAGTTTCCATGTCATTAGCGATTACCTTATCTAGGGCTTGAGCTTGGATACCGTAGATATCGTAGCGTTCATCACTGCCTGTCATGTTGACCACCTGTGCAGCACGTGCGTCACGTGACCACGCACTGAGGTGCTGTAGTCCACTCGCCGTAGCGTCAAGGTGAATAGGAATGTGAGAGACGAATGTCTCTCCTTGCATGACGTATCCTTCGTACTCTTTACACGCAGCGAGGAATTGGTATGGCTCATCAGCATCTGCCCAAAACCTTTGACCATCCAGAGGATTACGTGCGCTGTCTAGTATCAGCGTATCGTTGTTAATAACCCACTGTACACGTTTCGCAAATGAAAGTTTATCCATCCCATACGTGTTAGCTAACCGTATGGATAACCAATGCTTACCACGTGGGCCTAGTTGTTTACCTTCGGCAAACCTAATGAGACCACGAGATAGATCGTCATTCACAAAGTTAAGGTCTTGTGACTGTGGGTACAGTCGTCCTCGAAAGTCAGGGCAGTGCGGTATCCAAAAGGTTTCACCCTTGAGGTCATGTGCCATGTTGATCTTACGATAGAGAGCTTCACGTTGACCTTGGTATTTAGCACGTGAGTTCCATACAGACTCACGGTCTGCCTTGACTGACATCTTGTCCTTCACTGTCATACCTTCCCATACGTGGTCAGGTATCGTTGGCGGCATGGGTATGTCACCACTCGGTGGTATACTGCCAAGGGTTTCGTTTCGATCCACCAGTTCTTGGACAACATCGAACACGAACTCGTTGATCTCAAGTGGTGTCTTACCAAGCACGTCACACACGTACATCACTTCGTCAGATATAGGACGACGAAGAGATGCCGTGTGTTCGTGTAAGCCGTACTTCAAGAACGGCTCTTTAATCATGTAGTACCCACCAATGTAACTCATGCACGTCTCCTTCGTAGCCAGAATATGAATGTCATTACAGTTTGAATAGGCCAGACGATTGCAAAGAGACCAAAGATAAACACGTTGATCTCTTCATAAGAGAGACCTGTGATGTCTACGATCATGTAAAGAATCTCGACTGCTTTATCGAAGCTGACATCTACCCACTTTATACCGCTATTTGCTGCCATCTCTTTCATACCTTTCATCCTTGTCACGCTGCTTGGTTTTGTTTCTGTCGTAGACCTTCTGCGATTTGACTATCCGCTTCCGATACTTCGGTTGCCGTAAGTCCTTCGCCACTGGATTTCGCTTTCCCTTCATGCCATCTCCACTCCGCTGGTTCACATAACATTGGAAGTAAGAAGGGACGATTGAACTCACACCTTCGGTGATCCTGTTCGATGGCATCACGTGCTACTTGTGTTAGCTTGACTGTCTTCTCCGTATGTCTCGTCCTTCCATACCCACGCCCAACCAAGGACATCTCGAACCATCCATTGCCATGACGTACCAGAGTATCCAGACATTTCATGCCAATATGAAGGCGAACTTCTTTAGTCCAGTCGAGACGATCAAGGTCAGTAGACAGACGCATGAACTTACGCGCTGCACGTGTGTCGATACGCTTACAGTTCTTGGTCATTACCTTGTAGAGATTCACACTGCCATCTTGTTTAGCCTCACGATACTGACGCTCTTTCCACAGATCGAACTCACGTTCCATCTTGATGTTCGCACCAATGAGTAACGCTGCTGCTGTCCAAGGCCGAGAGTGTGATACCTCTGGCTGTAGACCAGCGAGGACAGTACGAATGGTAACTGCTGCTATCTTCTCAGGCTGGAGACACAACATAGGCAACCACCACACGGCGGCGTGTCCCTTCTTAGAGAACCCTAGCTGTGCAACTGCTTGCTCTTCCTTAACGCCAGCAACCAGTGGTTTCATACACTGGTCAACCAGCTTCGATCCGACATCTGTATCTGCGAATGCGGATCTTCCAGTCTCACTAAACTTAGAGACATCCTTGTTCAATTCATTGTGGTATCTATCGACACCACGTTGGATGCCGCCTGATTCCCACTCCACGTTACGACGTATCGCTGCCTCTCGCTCTTCATATGTTCGAGCGCTGTGTTGTGTCGTGAATGTGCCACGACTAAGCCCTTGATATAGATAGTTTTTCATACAGTGGTTCCTTAACTAGTAAGGAAACACAAGGGATTTCAGTAGCTTACAAATTGTAGATCGAAATCATAATCCGCGTGTCGGGGGTTCAAGTCCCTCCTCCGCTACCAAAATTCCCTCGTGATTCCAATGAGTTACGGGGGAAATTTTTTATTTACTTAACATCCTTTCACTATACAGTGTCACATATGTGTCGTGAACTTGGCATCAAAAGTAGCACTCGCTTTGCGTGAGACCTCACTCGGAATCAAGTGTGCATACTTCTTTGTCATGGTCATAGTCGTGTGACCAAGTAGTTCTCGTATTTCATTTAGGTCATGTTCACCGGATTGCGCCAAGATACTTGCGAAGGAATCTCGCAAGCTATGGATAGTAAACTTACCCTTCTTCTTGACCAACACAGGGTCATCGTTGATCCCTGATTTCTCAATGGCTTTATCAATAGATCGAGGACGATGGATGGGTTGGTTCTTACGGCGGCGTGATTGAAAGACAAACACGTCACCATCTCGACGTTCATTATATCTCCGCGTTAGCATGGCGATACAATCTTCTGGTAGTGCAAGGATAGTCTCGTTGTCAGTCTTGTCTCGATAGAGTTGAATCGTTCCCTCATTAAGACTGACTTGTGACCACCTGATGTCCTTGTCTTCACTCAGCCTAGCTCCCGTTGACATCAAGAGTAGAGCTAAGTCTTTCTCATCCTGATTTTCTATCAGAGAGAGGATGAGCTTGAGTTGTTCGATGGTTGCCCATCGCTTTTTCTTAAAGATAGGTAACCGAATGTCCTTCCAAGATATGAATGACACCCTGACGTTGTGATTACCCGCCAACCACGTGAGCGCACCAGAAACAAATGCTAGTTCCTGATTGATGGTTGAATTAGCCATACCTTCACGCTTGCGTGTTGCCACATGACTCGTGAAGTCACCACCTATCAGTTGATCAATAGGTTTGTTTGGAAACTTCGTGTGTCCACTAACGTCACCATTCATACGACGATACTGTAAGTCATGGTCACGATAGTTCTTCACATGGACAGATGAGTAGTCATCAAGATATTTCTTGAGACCATCCATCAATGTCATGCGACGATACTCCCCCTCTGCATCCTTCTGTTGCAGAGCTTTGATCTTCCGTTGCATGACAGAACGGGCGGCACCAAGCGTAGTCTCACCAGTGGTCTCTCGTAGACGTACCTTACGGTGTGGATTGAACAGTTCGACTGTCCTATCCATGTGCCATACGCCACCTCGTTGGACTAACCCACGCTCACTCATGGTGTAGCCTTTGCAGTGTCTGCCACATTCTGATACATGAGATCTCGTCGGCGTGACACCACGTCATCGATAACCTCATCGAGTGTACCTGTGATATAAGGTCTATCTTTCTGCACAAATCCATTGTGTTCACTTGATATTAAGTGAACCTTTTTATCAGGGGCTTTAACAAACGAACACAATGGTGCGGCTGTGTAATTGTTGGCGGGAATAAGGAACCACTCA